ATGCTCGGCAAAGAACTCCGCGCTCTACGCGAGCGCGTACCAGGTCGGACCGCCGAAGGGGTTTCAACGGCTCTGGGCTTCTCACGCTCGAAGATCAGCCGAGTGGAGGCCGGCGACATCCCGCTGCCCAAGCTCGGGGACCTCGAAAAGCTATTGGACTACTACGAGGTCCGGGACCTGGACGACCGCGCCGAACTGCTCAAGATGCAGCGAGACTCCTTGAGCAAGGAGCCCTTCACCTCGTACCGCAATCTCCTGCCCTCGGGCATGCCGATGTACCTCGGACTGGAGCGAGATGCGATCAAGGTCCGGGGGTACGAGAACAACGTGGTGCATGGACTCCTCCAGGAGAAGTCCTACGCGAAGGCTCTCGGAGCGTCCGCGAAGGTAGTGGAGGAGCGGACTACCGAGTTCGTCGAGCAAGGGGTCCGGACGCGTATGGAGCGCAAGAACCTCATCTCATCGGGCGACGCCGAGGTACACATAATTCTGACAGAGAGCACGCTGCGCACGGTCGTCGGTTCGCCTGACGTGATGCGTGCGCAGTACGCGGAGATCATCCGCCTCAATGACCTGGACAACGTTGAGGTCCAGATCATCCCCGAAGACCTGCCCACCTACCGAGCAGCGTTCAACTTCACGGTTCTGGAGTTTGTGGACCTCGGCCCGGTGGTTCAGAGTGACAGCGCCAAGGCCACGACCATGTGGTCGAAGGACTCGGATGTGGGGCAGTACCAGCGGCAGTTCGATGCCATGGTGAAGGCGGCGCCGGGACCGAATCAGACGCCGCAAATTCTGCACGCCCTCGAAAAGAAACTGTGGACATGACTCATCAGAACCGCTTCCCCGTCTCCACGGACCTGGCGTCCGAGGAGGAATGGACGAAGTCCTCGTACAGCTCACAGGACAACGGCAACTGCGTCGAGACAACCGTCAATTCGGCGACCATCACCGAGTCTGGCCTGGTCGGAGTGCGTGACTCCAAGGCGAAGGGCGGCCCCGCCATCGCCTTCACCCACGCAGCCTGGACGGGATTCGTCGGTCTTCTGCACTCGGGAGAAGGCGACTTCGGCGTGGTCGACTGATCAGCCCTTTGGATGCCGAGTGGTCCTCCCCAGGGCATGTGGGGAGGACCACTCCGCATGTAGGCACCACCTTGACTGACGGTTCTTTCGGCCGCCAGCCCGCATCGCAGAGAGACCCGGCGTCGCGGGAGGGTCTATGCCGACTCCGGCCCTGCGCCTAGCGGTAGCGACGGACGGGAACCAGTTGCGTGGTCGCCAGGATCGTCACCGCGTCCTCCGCCTCGTCACCCTCTCCTGGCTCGTCAGGAGCCGGGCTCTGCCGTACTCCTTCGATCTGTCTCTCGATCCCGCGAAGGTTCTCCTGGAGGTCCATCGTCACGACCCCGTCGACGGTGACCTTCAGCGGGTCCGCGAGGAGCTTCGCGCGCCGCTCGCCCAGTACCTCCAGCGCCACCGCGCGCACCGACCGCAGCCGGAAGTAGCGGCGCTCCAGGTCGGCCGGATCGGTGTCCGGCCCGAGCTGCGCGAGCAGCCACGACCGCTGGAACTCGTCCACCCGCTACTCCTTCCACGCGGCGCGGCCCGCCACCGGGCTGTCCCCGGCAGCGGGCCGCCTCGAGTTCGTCACGACGACGCGGACGCCGACCGGCCTCCGCCCCGCCTCGATGACGCGGACTTCTTCGCGCCGCCTCCGCCGGCCGCCGCCTCCTGACCGTCGGCCTCGTCGGCTGACTGCTCCGACTTCTCGACCGAAACCAGCTCGTCGCCGTCCTCCGGCAGTTCTTCCCACGCGTCCGGGTTGGTGATCAGCACGGCCACCTCCTGGTCCGGGCACTCGCCCGGCAGCAGGATCAGCTCCTCCCGCGAGGACGGGTCCTGTACGTACACCGCGGCCTTCAGCCGCCCGCGGCCCGCCATCACAGGACCTTCGCCACGATGTGGGCGTCCGGGGTGTGCATGACGGGCATCCCGACCGCGGCGCCCTTGGTGTAGATCTGCACGGGGTCGTCCTGGACGCCTCGGGTGATGATCAGGCCCGGCGCGTCCTCGCGGACGATCTCGGGGTTCGTGCCGCGCGAGAGGACCAGGCCCTCGGCGGTGACCCCGTACATGGTCTGCGCCCACTTCTCCCGCTCCGGTGGCACCAGAATCCACAGGTCCTCGGGCAGCACCTTGCGGGGCTTGCCGTCGACCCGGACCTGCGCCTTGTAGAACGTGATCGGCGGCAGCGAGTAGTTGCCGCGCACCACGTTGATCTGCTGCGGGGTGAGCGTCGCCGTCGGCGTAGTCGACGGACTCACGCTCCCGTAGTACGCCGCCCTGTACGCGTTGTTCGCCGCCAGGTACGAGAACGCCTTCCGGCTCGTGATCACCAGCTCCGGTTCCGGGGCGCCGATGTCGTCGAGCTGCTGAATCCACCGCAGTTCGTCCGCGATCGGGTCGGAGGCCGGGTCCGACCACGGGATACGGGCGACCGGCCGGTTCTCCACCGGCACGCCCCAGTCGACTTCGAGGGTGAGCCCGTTCTCCTGCTCCAGCTCGAACTTGCCGTCCGCGAGCACGTCGCCGGCGGCCAGCTCCAGCCGGGAGCGGATGGCTTCGACATGCCGCTCCACGTCGTCGTACAGCAGCTCGATCAGCCGGTCCTGATCGGAGCCGTGCGACGCCTCCAGCAGGATCTGCTCCTGCTCGGAGACGACGAGCTTCTGCCCCAGCGGAGGCAGCGCGCCCTCGCGGGAGGTCTGCCACGCCTCACGGGTCGCGAACGGGACGGAGGCGTTGAACGCCCGGTACTTGGCGACGTTGACGTAGCGGCCGGAGTCCTTGGTCCGCCACTTCACCTCGCGCAGCTCGACGGTCGGGAAGATCGTCTGGGTGAGGAGGAAGTCCTTCGGGGACGGGATCGCCCTGGCGAACGTCGTCAGGTCCATGACCGAGACGTCCTTGAGGAGGTCCTGAATCGTCACAGCTCAGGCCCCCGCTCAGACGAAGCGGATCTGGGCGGCACGCGGGTGCCACACGAGCTGGGACACGTCGATGCCGCCGGGGACCTTCGACGCCTTGACCGCGCCGTGCCACAGGAGGGCGGCCGGGACGCGGGTCTGGCCCGGAGCGAACGGGGCCTCAGCGATCACGAAGCCGCGCAGGATCTGGCGGCCGCAGTGGGCGTCCGGGTCGTACGGGCCGTAGAGGCCGGACTCCGCAACGCGGCCGACCGGCACGCCGGACAGGACGCGGCCGTACGGGTCGCAGCCGTCGCCGCACACGTAGTGCGTGCCCTCGCAGAACAGGTTCAGGTCGAGGGTGATGGTGTCGACGGAGTCGGTGCCGTGCAGGGAAGCCAGCCACTCGCGATTGGCGGTGGTGTACTCGGACTTCGAGACGGGCTGGATGGTCATGTGCGTGTCTCCATGGACGCTGCGGTGACTTCCGCACACCGCCCACGGAGGCGGTGACGTCCACGAAGTTGCGGGGCGTGGTCCCCTGGATGCGGGCCCGGAACTACCGGGCGGCTGTGTCGCTGAACTCGGGTATCAGGCCCCGGCGCTTGGCCATCTCCAGCCCTGCGGAGCCGGGCTTGGACACGGGCGTCGTACGGGTCGGGCCGCGTCCGGCCGGTGCACCGGCGGGAGCCGCCGGCACCGGGGTACGGACCTCCCCGAACAGCTCGGGACGGCGGGTACGCAGGGCTTCGGCCGCCGACTGGATCTGCGCCTCGTCGGCGTCTTCGTCGTCCACGGCCAGCAGACGCTCGGCGTCCACCAGGTCATCGCCCTCGGCACCGAGGGCGACCAGCGCGGCCCGGCGAAGCGCCGCACGCTCGCGCTCGGCGGCCAGCTCCTCCCGACGCGCCGCCTGCAACTCACGCTCCTGCGCGGCCTGTTCGCGGCGTTCGATCTCCGACAGCGCGGCCTGCTCGGCCTCCCGCTGCGTGGTCACGAACTCGGTCAGTGCCTTGGGATTGTCGAACCCGAGTGTGCTCAACAGCCGCTTGATGGCCGCGCGTTCGCCCTGGGCCTTCTCGCGGGTGAGCATCTTGCCCAGTCGGTCCTGGGAGAACGTGACCTGCTGCTCCTGCCCGCCGTCGTCGTTGGCGTCATCGAGCTGGTCGTTCGTCTCGTCCTCCGAGGAGGCACCGAGGATGGGATAGATCGGCCGTCCGTCACGGCGGTGGCCGACAGGACGGCGAGGCGGCAGGGGCCGGACCATGCATCTCCTCCAGAGCGCGCCCCCGCGCTGCCGATCAGTGTAGCCACCACTACCGACACGCCCCGCTCAGGCTTCGCCCGCAGCCCGAACATCGCGCAACCACCGATTGAACGCGGTGCGGTACGCGGGGCCTCCTGGGTCGGGCCCCGTCCCGTGGCCTCTCGGCATAGGCGGCGGTCCTTCACCCGGACGCCACAAAGGTCCGGCAGGCTCACAGGCGGGAGCGGTATCCGTCGCCCCGTCCCACTGTCCGACGGTGAAACCCACAGCCGCCAGAGGCGGATCGAACGTCGCGTCCACCATCACCCACCGTCCCGCCAGCCACACTTCGACTGCCGTGTGCACGTCCTCACGAGAACGGAGCCCGTACACCTCGTCGGGTCTCGGCGGCAGCAGATAGAGCCAGCGAACGGGGCGTGCCACCAAGCCCTGTGCGCGGAGCCCAGCGAGCAAGTACCCGGCCTTCGCCAGGCAGTCTCCACGGCCGACCACGAGCAGCGACTCACCGTCGTGCGCACCGTCCGTCGCGTACGGCACTGCCCTCACCTGCTCATACAGCCGCACACGCCCCTCTTCGGATGATTCCCTCCTGGAAACCTGCACCGGCACCCCCTCATCGCTGACTACCTCGATACCCTCCGGCGCAACTTCCGTTGTCCGACTGCCCTCGCAGGATGGCGTCGAACAAGGAGGCCACACCCATGACGATCAACCCGTACACCGCGGTCGGACTCATCCCGGAGATCACCGAGATCCAGGACCGCGACGACATCGCCACCAACCTGGACCACCTGTACTCGCTCACCCGAACCGCCGTCGCCCTCGGCGGCCTGGACCACCCTGTCCGTCTGGTCGCCCTGCCCGAAGGCGCGCTCCAGGGGTTCACCGACGAGATCCACGACCTCGACCACGCCACCTACGCCCGCACCTGCGCGATCACCCTCCCCGGAGCGGAGAGCGAAGAACTCAGCCGCTGGGCTCGCGAGTTCGGCGTCCACATCATGGCGCAGGCCAAGGCCCTCCACCCGGCCTTCCCCGACCGGTACTTCAACATCGGCTTCGTCATCGCCCCGACCGGCGCGATCGTCCTGCGGCACTACAAGCTCACCCCGCTACCGCCGATGGAACACAGCCTCAGCCCGCACGACGTCCTCGACCAGTGGACCGAGCTGAACGGCAACGGCCCCGACGCCTACTGGCCCGTCGCGGACACCGCCATCGGCCGCCTCGGCGTCATGATGGCCAACGAGGCGTCCTACCCGGAGAACGCCCGCGGTCTCGCTCTCAGCGGGTGCGAGATCGCCTACCGCACCAGCTACCCGCTGCCCGGCGTCGCCTCCGACGCCTTCGACATCCAGAACCGGGCCCGCGCCCTCGACAACCTCATGTACGTCCTCGCCCCCAACCCGGCCTCCTACACCGGCGGCGACGGGCAGCGCGTCGACTTCTTCGGGGGCCGTTCCACGATCACCGACCACGCCGGCCGCACTGTCGGCCACCTCGACCACGGCGGCGTCGCCTCGTTCGTCACCGCCACCATCGATCTGCCTGCCCTGCGCCGACAGCGCACCACCGCCGCGTGGACGAACTGGCCCAAGGACCTGCGCACCGAGCTGTACCGCGCCCTGTACGACCAGCGCATCTACCCGGCCAATCTCTACGCCGACCGACCGCCGTACGACCACGCCGAGTACCGCGAGAACGTCACCGAACCCCAGATCGAGCTGATGCGCGCACGCGGCATCTGGCGCTGACTCCCCGCCCACGCACCCCGGCGTCCGCGTCACCGGCCCGAGCCCACCGGCTCCCGCTCGCTCTCCCTCTTCACCGACTTCCGCTCCTCGCCCGCGCCCGGACCAGCGTCGTCTGCCTGGTCCTCCTCATCCTCGTCGCGCCCGCGCCGCGCAGCCGCCTCCGCCATCCGCACCTCGGCCTCCTGCTGCGCCTTCGCCCGGATGCGCTCCACCTCCTGCGAGGCGTCCTTGATCGGGTACCCGGCCTCCAGCAGCATCGTCACCGCCGTCTCCAGCGACAGCACCCCGGCCCCGTACGCCTTCACGACCTCCTCCAGCACCGCCCCGCGGTCGGTCGGCGTGTGCGGCGCCCATGCCAGGCGTGCCGTCAGCGTTTCCCCGGCCGTCCAGCCTTCTGCCCGCCCGGCCTGGTACAGCCTCTGCACCATCTTGAACAGCAGCCGGTACTTGTGCTCCCTGGCCAGCCGCATCATGCCGATCAGCGCATCCAGCGGCCCCAGCGCCAACTTCAACGCGTACCCCGACGGCACCTCCGTGGCGTCCAGCGTCCCCAGCCCGGCCGCCGTCACCCGCGAGTTGGAGGCGATCCGCTCCAGCAGGTGATCCACCCGCGCCCGCAACTCGGCCAACTGCGGCGACGTGTCCAGGGCATCCATCCGGCCCGTCTCACCGAGCTGCCACACCGCCCCGGCCTTCACCTCCAGTTCCTGCGGCCTGCCCGTCGCCCGGTCCACCGGCAGCCGCGCACCGGCGAGACCGATGATCGGCGTGCCCGTAGTCGCGGACGCCGCCGAGCCGTCGGAGTCCGTGGCCGCCAGCTCATCGAGCGCCTGTAGAACCCGAGCGAGCACGGACCGGCCCCAGTGCTCGCCGCCGTCCGGGATGGTGTTCGCGATGTGCACCACCGGCACGAAGTCGATCAGCAAGTCGAGCCGGTTCAGCTCCGTGCCGTCCGCGCCGAGCCGGAAGCTCGCCTTGCTCATCGGCAGCCGGTCCAGCGTCTCGCCGTTCTTCAGGTCCTCCAGCAGCCACTCCGCGTCCGTGAGGTAGCACGTCACGTTGGACGCCCGGCCCGGCTCCCACGGATATGTCCGCGCCCCCGCCAAGCCCTCCTCGTCTCCCTCGGAGATCGGGCCCAGCTCGTACGTCACCCGACGGACCCGCGCCTTGAGTCCGGCGTCGTCGTCCGCAGGCAGCTCCCACGCCAGATGCACCCGGGTCGGGAAGTCGTCGTCCGCGTCGTCGTCCCACTGCGGGAAGAAGAACCCGGGGTCGTACACCCTGAGCGTCGGCCGCTGCTTGTCCGGGTTCCACGCCAGCACCATCACGCTGTCCCCGAGGAGCACCGCTGCCCGCTCGGCCTGCTGGACCCGGAACGTCAGCAGCTCCTTGTCCGCCCACGCCCGCAGCCGCTTCTGCACGGCGGCGGCCTCCGCCGCGCCCGGCGTCGGCGTCTGTTCGTCGGCGTGCTCAGCGCCCTCAACCGAGACCTTCTGCTCCGAACCGAGCAGGTAGCCCAGCGCCGTGTCCACGAGGTTCGCCGCGTCGCCCAGCTCCCGACGCTCCAGTGCGCTCTCATCGCCGCCGAAGGCCGCGAGCTGCCCGGCCTGGTTGTTGTCGTACGACGCCAACACCTTGTACGCGGCCAGCCGCCGCAACTCGTGCGATGGCATCCACGTCTTGGCCAGTTCCGGAAACGCGCGGCTACCGGGGCGGCCGGCCTCAGCGACCACCGGCTTGTAGTTCAGCCACGACCACGCGTCGATCACCAGTTGGCGCAGGCCCACGTCCACTCCAGGAAGTTCGGCCCCGCGCCGTCACATCAGCCTAAGCGTCCCCGTCCATCCCGCTCACCTGCGCGATACCCTCCAGTGCAGCCGCGTCCCGCTCGGCCTCTCCGGCCACCTGATCGAGCAGAAGCAGCAGCTCGGCCACCCCGCCGGATTCCTTGACCACAGGCCGTGCCAGCTCCCACGCCTCCAGCACCGCAGCCTGAACCGCCGGGGTGAACACGCGCCGGTCCTCGGCCTCCAGCCGGAACTGGATACGCCCACCGCCATGCACCGCCCACATCCGCAGCAGCCCCGCCGACAGGTCCCACTCCGTGGCGGTCATCTCCGAGCGCATCCGGTCGAGCCGCCTCGTCAGCTCCTTCCTGGCCTCCGTACTGCCGTCGGCCATCACCAGGTCACCGGGCACTTGTGGTCGGTGAGGATGCGCTTCGACTCGGCGTCCATCGGCTTCAGCTCGCTCTTCCAGGACGCGCGGCGCAGCTTCAGCGAAGGCTCGGGCTTGCCATCCACCACCCAGCCCCCGATCTCGATCTCCTGTGCATCGCGGCCCGGATCACCGACGCGGGTGGTCGTCAACGTCGCTTCGAGGGCGTCGAACTCCGTGCCCTTCAAGCACTTGAACTGCCGACTCGCCGCCGTCACCGGATCGACGTACCCAGGCGGCCTCGGCCCGTACGACGGCACCTCCGCCGCCGGAGCGGGGTCACCCTCCGAGCAGCCGCTGACGGCCCAGGCCCCGACCACCACCAACACCACGCCCGCTATCGCAGCACGGTTCACCATTCGCCCCTCGTCTCAGACGGCAAGTCAACCGGCAGTCTGACCAGGCGTAACAGCAGGCGTAAGACGATTGCCGAGACTTGCGGGCGTTTCCCGAGAACTCCCGCAGAATTGCCAGAAGTTGCGGAACCAAACACCCAGATCATGCCCTTAGGTGCAGGAATGATCCATATGTGCTTGCGTCCGGACGCACACCCCGCCAGCACGCAACCCGAACCCCAGAACAACCCAAACAGCGGGTGAACCACCCACGCCCACGGTGACAACGCCCGTTCCTCGCCACGCCGTTCGTCGTTACCCCGACATGCGCTCCCTCCACGCCCCCGACACGCCACCCGCGCCCACCGCACAACTCAACGGCGCCTACTGGCTCAGCGGCTCGCCGCTCCACAACCCCAAGGAGTGCATGTGGTGCTCCCAGCTCACCGGCGACCGCTCAACCGCTGATCGTTCCCGCCCCGTGGAGGCGGCATCGCCGGATCGAGGAACAGGTCCCACAACGCCCACACCGCCGAGTCCAACAGGTCCGGCGAGTCCTCCGTCTCACCCTGACCGACGAACGTGGTCATCTGCTCCTCCAACTCAGCGAACACCCGCGCCGGACCGACGTGCGACACCCGAGCCTGCTCGTACAACTGCGCAGCCGGAGCCGCCCGCGCCCGCTTCCCCCGCGTCGCATGAACGATTCGCCAGTTCACCGTCGGGTCCACCTGCTCCAGCAGCGCGGGCAGGTAGTCGCCGCCGTTGTTCGCCTCGATGACCACGCAGTCCGCGCGGTGCTCGTGATACAGCTGCGCGGCCCGCTTCATCGCCTGCGTCGGCGTGTACCGGTCCTGCTCGGCGTGCAGCAGATACCCGCGCGGCCGGTCGTCCCCGAACATCGACTCCACCGGGAAGCCGCGCCCGGCCACGGTGAAGGCCGTCATGTCGGCGTTCTCGTGGCTCTTGGTCGCCGGGTCCACGGCCACCACAACCCGCTGAAGGTCGGGCAGGTGCTCGGGGCGGGGCCTAAAGCCCTCGACCTCCAGCATCCAGCCCTTCCACAGCGCGCCCTCCACGTCCTCGAGTAGCTCCCCGGACAGCTCCTGCCGTCCCAGGCGCGTGCCGGCGTACTCCTCCTCCAGCTCCTCCCGGGCCGCCATGCTCAGGTTCGCGTCGTTCTCCCGCATGTGCCCGCGGGTCAGCACCACCCGAGGCGGCGCACCGCCTTCCCGGTGCTTCTTCTCCTGCGCACGGCCGCGCTCGACGAGCCGCTTGACGTGAGGGAGCGGCTTCGGCGTCGTGGAGATCACGACCTGCGGAGCGTCCGCCTCGCGCAGGCAGAACCAGATCATGTCGTAGACCGCCTGCGCCACGATCCGGTTCCAGGCCGCGTACTCGTCCAGCCACGCCTTGTCGAACGCCCACCCGCGCAGGTTGTCCGGCGTCTCCGCGCCGAACCCCCTGATGACGGTCCCGTTGGTCAACCACAGCGTCGTCTCGCCCAAGCCGGACTTGTACTTGACGATCTCCTCCGGCGGGAACACCGACAGCAACCCGCTCTTGGGGGACTCGAAGCAGATGTCGCGCACCAGCGTGGCGTTCTTCGCCACCACCGCGATCTGCTGCCCCGGCGTCCTCGCCCAATCCCGTACCGCCTCCGCCGCCGTCCGCGACTTCCCCCAGCCACGGCCCGTGAGCAGCATCCACACCGTCCACAGCCACAACGGCCGCCGCTGCGCCGCACGAGCATGGTGGTGCAGCCACCCCGGATGGGGCAGCCCGTCGCAGTCCGGGACCTCGCACGCCCACCGCCGCGCCGACACCTCATCGGCCCGCACCAGCGCGGCGACCTCGGCCCGAAGCTGCTCCTCGCTCATCACCGACGGGTCCGCGAACCCCTCGACCAAGCCGCGCTTGGCCCGGCCCCGGCTCACGAACCGCCCTCCGACAGCCGCCGCTCCAGCTCCCGGCGCAACTGCTCCATCCGGGCCCGGCGATCCTCGTCCGACAGCCCGGCCACGTCCGCACCCTGGTCCCCGTCCTCGGCGGGCCCGGTCACCGGTGCCTCGCCCACGGCGCGCCGCTCGATCTCGGTGGCGACCTGGATGTAGCGCAGCAGCTCCGAAGGCGACAGCTCCCGCGGGTCGAGGGTCTGCAACCGGGCAACGGCCTTGCTCTGTGCAGCCTGTGCCAACTTCGCGTGCCTGCGGGCGATATCCCGCTGCGCCTGCGCCAGCTCAGCACGGAACTCCCGGTCCTGGTCCCGGTCGTACGCCATCGCCCGCATTACCCATGCGAACTGCCGCGACCACCGGCCCACCAGCGCGCGGGATTTATCCAACTCCCGTGCCACCTTCGTGACACTGCGCGCCGGGCCGAGATCGCGGTACACGGCGAACGCCTCGAACGCCTGGGGCGACTCCCCGCTCTGCCGTTCCCAGGGCTCCACGGTGCCCTCGGCCACCGCTCACCTCCTGGCCGACGGCCGTCTAGTTGCTCTGGGTGGCCAGGACTTCCAGCGCCCGCCACGGCTCGTCGGCGGGCACGGTGCCATCCCGAACCATCCGGTCGATCGCCGCCCGTACGACGGCCGCCGTCTCCACCGGCAGATCGCGCACGCCGAACACCGACTCCAGCGGCGCAGTCCCCGCCCGCGTCGGCTCCCCGGTGTCCGCGTCGAACCAGCCCTCGGCCAACTCGCCCAGGTGCCGCTCGAACACCGCGAGGATCACCCCGAGCGCGGTCGCGGAGTTGCCGATCTTGTACGCGGCCCGGGAGGTCTCCAGCGCATCGAGCACCGGCTCGTACTGCTCCAGCCCGGCCACCCACCGCTCATCCGCCGTCGCCGTGGAGCGGGCCGCGTCGAACGCTGCCTCTGCGCGCTCCAGCTCGGCGGGCAGGAACATGAACTGCACGGACGCGAAGTCGAGATTCGCCTCGCCCAGAGAGGCGACGTCCACCTTCTCCAGCAGGTCAAGCGTCTTGTCGTCCAGGCCCGTGTACTGCCGCCACTCCACGTTCTCCAGCTCGTCGTACAGCTCCTTGAGGATCGCCGGATCGTCCTGACCCGCAATCGCGTTGTGCGAGAGCTGGAGCGCGATCTGCCGCTGCCGGGGCAGCGGCTCGTCTATCTGCATCCACCAGATCGTGGACAGGCCGGCCTCGACCGCGGCGAGCGTGCGGTGGTTCCCGGACAGGACGACCAGCCGTCCCGTCTCCCGGTCGTTCCACACCAGCGGCGTCGAGGTCAGGTGCCCGTCGCGCTCGATGTTCGCGACGAGCTGCCGGAACTGCTCGTGGGGCAGGAACCTCGCGTTGTGGTCGAGGAGCGTCAGCGTGCGCGGGTCGCCCTGCACCATCTGCGGCGGGGCAAGCGGAATGGACTCGGTCATGGTCAGACTCCCGTCTTCGTCGTCGGGGCGCCCCACCGCTTCACCCACATCTGAAGGGCTTCGGCCAGCGTGTGCTGGCCCATCGGTCCCTGGTACTGGAGCTGGAATCGCCAGCCGTCCTCGTTCGACGGGCTGCGCTTGTTCAGCCGCAGCAGCCCGCGGTACTTCATCGACACCGGGTTGTTGCTGAACGCGGTCGTCGCCACCCGCCGGATGCGCCGCGAGAACGCCCGCTGGCACAGCAACTGCGTCTCGGCGCTCATGGCCGCCATCACGATGAGCTTCGACAACCGTGGGTAGTCCGTCGGCGCGACCGCGAAGTCCGAGAGCACGTACGCCTCGTCCGGGGTGAACGTGCTCGGGGCCATCGCGAACACGCCCAGCAGCCGCCCGCCGCCGTCGCGCACCGCGACCGCCAGGTTCGCCGCGCCCGGAGCGATCCTCGGGTTGAGGTAGCGGGAGCGCAGCGCGTTGAACTGGCCCGGCTTCAGCAGGCTGAGCGAGAGCGGGCCGACCAGTTCCTCGCCTTCGCGCAGGCGCGGGATCTTCACCGGGTCGATCGGCTGGCGCGGGGCGACGATCCGCGTCCGGGCCTCGCTGGCGTACACGTAGAAGGGAGCGGCGCGCGGCGTCGCCTTGATCACGCCGCGCAGGTACGGCTGAAGCTCGGGCACGCTGTGGTTCGAGGCCGTCAGCCAGTACGGCCGGTCCGTGATCGCGCCGAGCACGCTGACCACGTCGTCGTCCGACAGCGGCTCGTACTGCGGTGCGTCCCAGGTGAAGTGAGCTTCCAGCGGCTCGTACAGCTTCTCGTAGCCGCCGCCGTAGAAGGGAGGGAAGGAGCACACGGGAGCGTCGCCAGGGACCTTCTGGAGCCAGGAGCGCACGTCCTCCACCTCGTACGAGGCCAGTTCGACGTCCGAGCCGGACAGCCGCTCCACGGTCTCCGCGTGCTTGGCCTTCCACTGCTCCCGGTAGGAGCGCACCACCCGCTCGTGCCACAGCCCTTCGCGGCCGACGCTGGCCAGGAACCGTGTGCCGAGCATGAGCGTGGCCACGGTGCCGACACCGTCGTCCAAGGAGTCCGCGAGCCAGCCGAGTTCGTCCGCGCTCTCCTCGCGGAGCCGGATGCCGACCGGCTGCCGGGTGAGCCACCGGCCGACCGCGCTGGTGTAGATGGACACGTCGGAGGAGTGGAGGCCGAAGCCCATGCCGGCCAGCGACCGTTCGATGGTGAAGTTCCCGCAGCACGGGACGTACACCGGGCCGCTTGGCCACAGGCTCGCCGTCTCGCGCACGATCGAGCGCATCGGGCCCGGGATGGTGCCCTGGAACATCTTCGCCTCCCAACGAACGACAACGCCCGGCCTCGGCGGGGTGCCGGGCCGGGCGCTGCGCTGGAACCTACATCAGGAGCACGCAGCCCCTTGGAATCATGTCACCTATCTCAGGAGCGCGGTTCCGACGCTCACATCAAGGTTCCCTGCTGGTAGTGGTCGTCCTCCATCGGGGACAGTTCCCGCACGTCGTCCCCGGTGCGGTCCTTCCACCACGCCGCGAACGTCCGGCGGTGGCACCACAGGCCCGGCTTGGCCAGGTCCTCGAAGCAGAGCAGCACCAGGCGGTGGTCGCCCTCGGCGTCCGCGATCTGCTGGAGGCGCGCCGCGATCCGCTCGGGGCCGAGCTGATCGAGGTCGCTGCGGTACGCCTTTGTGAACTCGGGCTCGGGCGCGTGGAGGTAGTCGCGACGTGGCGCGAGCTCCCGCACCGAGTGGGTGAGGGAGTAGGGGAGCTTGAACCGGACGCCGCCCAGGGTGATGCGCACCGGCACTCCTTGCGGGGGCTGGAACTCCTGGATCCGGTTGGTGAACAGGGTGAGCACTCTTGCTTCCTTCCTTACTGCTGATCCCCCCGGCCGTGGTGGCGTGACGCTGGCGGCCGGGGGCTTGCCGGCCCCGCCCGTGTCCGGGAGCGGGGAGCCGGAGGGCGCCGGACCCACGGGGGAAGTCCCTGTGGGTCCGGGCCAGTCTGTTTACTCGTCCGTGTAGACGTAGCGGGTTCGGGCCGCCAACTGGACGATGAGGTCGAACTCCACCGGGCCTTGCTCACAGTTGGCCGTGAACCGGATGACCCGGTTGGTCTCGTTGGCGTACGAGGAGGCCGTGGTCTCTTCGACGTCCCCGATCACTTCCGACGCAGGGCCGGGTACGAGTTCCCGCGCTTCCGCCATGAGGGAGGAGAGGTGGTCCGTGATCTGCCGGATCGCCGGGTGGGCCGAGTGGGACTGCCAGTCCACGTATTCCGGCCTGACCTGAGAGAGGTCCACAGGGACTGTTTCCTTTTCTGTCATTTCCAGATCTCCATTCTCGGAGGGAATTTCCCTTTCCCGTACTTATATCTTATGACAATTGCAATTCCATGAACATGGATACGGAAAGGGATTCACATGAAAGCGGGCGCAGCCGGAACTTCCAGCTACGCCCACCCCGCCCTCCGGGAAGGGGAGGAGGGGGCGCGGGCTCCGCCGCGCCCCCTCCTCTTTCCTACTTCGCCGCCGCGTCGGCCTTCTTGGCGGGCGCCCGGCGGGCGGCGGGCTTGGCGGGCGTGGCCGTCTTCGCCGCAGGCTTGGCGGCGGGCTTGGCGGCGGGCTTGGCGGCCGCAGACTGGGCCGCCTCAGGCTTGGCCGCCGCCTTCTTCGCCGTCGGCCGCGGCTTGGGCGCGGGCTTCGCGGCCTCGGCCTCTTCCGGCTTGGCCTCGGGCTTCTTCGCCGCCGCCTCCTGCTGGACCTCGACAGCCGCCTTGTTGAACGCCTCGGCCTGAGCCCGCTGTATGCCCTGCGCCTTGGACAGCAGGTTCCGCACCATCTGGACCTTGGCGTACAGGCGACCGACAACCCGCAGGTGGCGGGCGAGGTCGTCACCGAGGATGACGGCCAGGTCCTCCGGCTTCTTCTCGGCCAGCTCCTCCAGCAGCGGGATCAGGACCTCTTCGGCCTTGCCGAGTCCGTCCTTCGCCTTGGCCTTGGCCTTCTTCTGCTTCTCCTGCTCCTCGGCCGTCGGGGCCTTCTCGCCGGTCAGGGAGGTCTGGGCCTCCATCATCTTGAGGCCGTTGGCGAAGTGCTGCGCCTCCGCCTCGGAGTCGAAGTCGCCGCGCACGTAGCGCATCGCCGCCACCATCTGGTTGGCCGGGTTGAGCTGGGCGATGTGCCAGGCCAAGTTGCTCTTGATCTGCTTCTGGTCGACCATCTCGGCCACCTCGGGCCGCAGGGTCAGCAGGCCGAGCCGCCAGGTGATGTGCGTCTCCGTCTTCCCGAACTGCTTGGCGATCTTGCCCGGCTCCCACCCGGCCGCCTTGAGGTCGGCATACGCACCGGCCTCCTCCATGATCGTCATATCCGCGCGGTTGACGTTCTCCGCGATGCTGAGGACGTACGCCTCTTCCTCGGTGGCCCCCTCGACCAGCTTCGCCGGGATGAACTCCAGGCCGGCCGCCTGGCAGGAGCGCCAGCGCCGCTCGCCCGCGATCAGCATGTAGGGGACCTTCGCGCCCTCGACCGGCCGGACGACGACCGGCTGGAGGAGGCCGTTGGCCTTGATGCTGTTGGTCAGCTCGTCCTGCGCCTCCTCCGAGAAGAACTTCCTCGGCTGCTCCGGGTTGGGAGCGATCTCGCTGACCTTGAGGTTGATGAACTCAATCTTGTTGGTGTCGGTCATTTCCCCGCGCCTTCCGTTAAGGTGTTTCCCTTTGTTCTTACACTTATATCTTAATGGCGAATACCGCCAAAGCAAGTTCAGAACTCTTTTAATTCAAAGGAATTCAGAAAAGGAATTCGGGGCGCATTTGTATTTCTCATTCGGTGCGCGAACGCGAGAGGGCCCGCCGCGACCGAACGGTCACGACGGGCCGACTCCCGTCACGCACCCCGACGACCGCACCGGACGGCCGACTCCTCGCCGGGCGGGGCGCGGGGGGTCGGCCACCCGGCGAGGAGTAGGGAAGGACGCCGCTCACGCGACGCTGCCAGGCGGGCTCCTGCGGCTGCTGTACCCGCCCGGCACGACAGAACGTACAGCAGCTCATCAAGAATGTCACCTATCTCGATCGGCAAGGGCTTGTCGCCCTCATCGCGGGGTTAGGGCTCACCCCCGCCGCCACCGGTACCTCGTTTCGCCCGTCGCATGAACGCCATCTCCTCGACCGCCCTCCGTGCGACGTCCCGCGCCGCCTTGCCCGGCACGCCTCTCAGAACCCGCGGGGCCTCCTTCGCAATCTCGGCAATCCGGCGCTCGTCAACCTCGGACATGAAATGCGGTTCCTCCCGTGCACGGCGTGCGCGCCGCTCCGCCCGCCCTGATGCGACTCCCTCGGGGCGCCCGCCACTGGCAGGCGCAGGGGAGCGCAACCGGTGCCCGCTCACCGGTCGTCGCTCCGCCGAGAAACTGTGCGACAAACCCTATAACCCTCGCGACCTGCGATGTAGTGTGATCTTCGCGGTTGTTACCGGTCGGTCACACCCGCCGGGAGCATACGACACAGCCAGAGATGACGGACATGGCAGACACCCACGACACCGGGCAGGCACTGAGCCTTCGAGCGAAACTCCTCGCCCTGTTGAGGCTGCGCCGAGACGGCGACGGCTTCACGCCCAGTGCGCGGGACATCTCCAAGGCCACCCGAACTGGGTCCGGGCCCGCCCTCTCTCACAGTCAGGTGAACAGCCTGCTCAACGGGTCCAGCGGCAACCCCACTGCCGGCACCCTCGGCTCGGTGGCCAGCGCCCTCGGCGCTCCCGCCGCCTTCCTCCTACAGGGGGCCGAGTGGGACGACCTGACGGCGCTCACCGTGTTCGTGTCGAGACCCGAGGCACGCGAAGTCCTGCGTTTAATGCAGGGTCTTGAAGTGCAGGACATTCTTGCAATCAGATCACGGCTCCAGGAGATCCGTCGTCAACGAGGACTGTCCGAAGACGTCCCGACGATCCCCCCACCTCCCCCCGGCGTCGACCAGCCCCGCGAGGGGCGACCGCGCCGTCTGAGCCTGCACGACGCCGCTGAGCGGGCAGCGGACTACCTGGAAGGACGCTGACGTGGACGGCCCGATCTTCGGCCTGTGCTCCGTGCTCACATTGCTGAGCACAGCCATCGCCCTCTGTCGAGCCGTCGCGCAGCGCAGACGCAACATCGACGTGTTCCGCGCGGCGCGGCGCGCGCACGTCATGGCGCTGGGCAGCAGCTTCGTCGGTTCCACGCTCGCGGTCCCTGCTGTGGCCGAGGTCGTGGACCGGGCGACGATGACCGAACTGTCCTCTCTCATCTCGGACATCGCGGCCATCATCTTCTGCGCGAGCCTCCAGGTCATGATCATCGACTGGGAGTACCGCGACCTGCCGCACGACGTCAACATCGCCTGTCGCGTCGGCTTCGTCGTCGTGGTGTCCGGCCTGCTCATCTGGCAGTTCCGCCGCACCAACCCGTCGCGCCTCGACGTCGACCTGTCCACGTCGTACGCCGAGTTCAACGACGTGCGCACCTACCTGATGACGTACCTCGGCTTCTTCGCGGCGGCCGGGGCCGAAGTGGCGATGCGCGCCACCAGACTCGCCCGCGGTGTCTGGCAGCAGGGTCGCGCGGCTGCCGCCGGCCTGGCCGTGACGGCGGCCGGGGCAACGTTCGGGACGCTGTACGCGGTGAGCCGAGGCGGCTACATCCTCGCGTACGAGAACGGCTTCGCCTGGCCCCTGGCGCTTGACAACGTAATCAGCCCGGCGCTCGCGGGGCTGTCCATCACGGGCATCGCGGCGGGGCTGTCGATGGCCGTCCTCAGAAACAGCCGACGGCCTGTGGCGCCCCGCCCCAGCCTCAACGTCTAGGCGGAGCGCGGCCCCTGCTCAACGGCGTCCCACTGTCGCCAGGTGAAGGCCACCCGGTCCGCGTCCACGGTGCGCGAGCCCCTGGACGCGGCCGGGTACACAGCGATCTGTTCCAGGAGCAGGACGACCAGCCCCTTCTTCGCCTTCAACGGGGCGTGCGTCCACCAGCGAACGAGATCGGGGACCGAGCCCACGGGGACGTGCTCGACCTGCTTCAGGTGCCGGGCCTCCGTGGACTTCTCCCGGATCAGCCTCGTCAGCTCCCTGTCGGCCGCCTTGAAGGCCGGGAGCGACATGCCCGATCCGGCGGCGTAGTCCTTACCCAGCTTCTCCTGCCGTCGGCGGGCCGAAGCGACCTGCTTGTCCAAGTCGGCTGCCTGGGAGAGCAGTTCCTCCCGTGCAGCGCCGATCAGCTCCGCCACCTCCGGCTTGGCCAGCTCGCCCAGGACCTGTTCCGATACGTACGTCTCGTACAGGTCGGCGTTGATGCGGACCTTGCCGCAGCCGTCCGGATGCTGCTTCGTGGGCGGAGGGCAGCGGTGCCCACGGGCTCCAGCGTTCGACGGCGACGCCCCCAGGGTGGTGCCGCACAGGCCGCACACGCTGAGAGGCCCCGACAGCAGGTACTCCCGTTGGTCGGCACGCTCCTTGTCCGGCCTCATGGCACGGATCTCCATGAACTCATCGACCTCGATGATCCGGGGACCTCCGCTGTCGACCAGCTCGCCGTCCTCGGTCTCCCTCAAACCGGCGATGGCCGGGTGATAGAGCACACCGGCCAGAACATCGGGCTTGAACGGATTGCCCAGCGTGGTGACGTAGCCCGCCTCGGTCATCCAATCCGTGATCGCATCGAACGCCTGTCTCGCGCGACGACGCGAGGCGGCGGCCCGGATTCCCTCGGCCTCCGCCTCGCGTACGCGCTGGTACGCCATGTCCTCAAAACCGTAGAGCCTTGGCATCTTCTACCCCTCTACCCGACCCCCTACATGTACTAATTTACCAGCGAGATAGGTCACAGTGCTGATAGAACAACGAACACCTCAGAATCGTGCATATGTCGTGATCATGGACTCACCTCCGCGCGAGGCTCGACGCCCAGCACCCGCCACAGTTCAGCGGTAGGAACTCGGACCGTGCCCCCGAGGGGCAACGTCCTGACAGGGAACGTGCCCCGTCGTACCAGTTCGTACGCCTTGTCCCTGCCAATGCCCAGCGCGCGACCGGCCGTTGTGATGTTCACCGTTGCCGGGAGGGCTAGCAGCTCCTCCAGTCCCATCGCGCCGGTCGGTCCGCCCGCTTCCTGAGCAGCCATGTCGTTGGTCGCCTGTCTCCCCCGCGCCAACTGGAAAACGACTTTACAGCAGTGTCCGACAGCCCCAGCAAGATCGAATGAGATCACGCCAGACACGTACGGATTCGTACGACACCGATGGCTGGCTGTGACCCAATCAACAGCCGACAGCAGGGGACGCGGGATGTTCGAGCCGAGCTACTACCGGCGCTGCCAGTGCAAGGGACCGCTCACGGACAAGGACGGCAAGCCGGTCCTCGACTCCGACGGCAACCCCAAGATCGGAGACATTGGCCTGTCCTGCCCCAAACTCGGGAAGGGGCACGGCACCTGGTACTTCTACTTCGAGGCCGAGCCCGGCGAAGGCGGCAAGCGCGCACGGGTCCGTCGCGGCGGCTTCAAGAAGCTCGACGACGCCAAGACCAAGGCCAAAGAGCTGTACGACGCCGCGTCCGCCGGCACCGACGTGCTGTCCGACGAGAAGTGCGCCGACTACTTCCTCCGATGGATCAAGGCGAAGAAGTCACTGGCTCGCACCACCGTCCACGGCTACGAGGAGCACATCACCAACTACCTGATCCCTCACCTCGGCCACATCAAGCGCCGCGACCTCAAGGTCCGCCACCTGGACAAGATGTACGACGCGATCGAGAAGGAGAACGCCGAACGCATCCTTCACCGACTCCGTATCGACCAGCTCCAGAAGGACCGCGACGCCGCCCACCAAGCCTGGGTGAGGACCGCGGGCTACGCCAAGAAGGAGGAGCGGCGGATCACTCGCCGGGCCTTCCTGGATGCCAACGCTGCGCTGCGCGAGGGTAAGAAGGGACTACGGAAGCCGACGTCGGCGGCGACCATGCACCGCATCAACGACACGCTCTCCTCCGCCCTGTCCTGGGGCATCAAGCGCGAGCAGGCGTTCCCCAGGAACTGGGCGAAGCTCGTGGAGCTTCCTGCCGTCACGCGCCCCAAGCCGCTCGTCTGGACGCCTGAGCGCGTGGAGCACTGGAAGCGCACCGGTGAGCGGCCCGGCCCAGTCATGGTCTGGACGCCGCAGCTCACCGGCGAATTCCTCGACTTCGTCATGACCGACTGGCTCTACGAGCTGTGGCACAGCTTCATCTTCCTCGGCCCCCGCCGCGGCGAGATGGCCGCTCTACCGTGGACAGAGGTGAGCACCGACGCCCTATGGCTACGGATCTCCCAGCAGATCGTGGAGGTTGCCTACAAGCTGTACGGCGAAGCACCGAAGGCCGACAGCGTTCGCACCCTGTCCCTGAGCCTGGAGTCCGGCGAAAACCTCGTCAACGTCCGGGCGAAACAGGACCGGATGCGAGAGGAGTGGGGAGACGCCTACGTCGAGAGCGGCCGGGTCTGGACGCACGAGAACGGCGAGGAGCTGCACCCCGACTGGATATCGCGACGCTTCGCCCGCCTGGTGGAGCTGTCCGGCCTACCGCCGGTCCGCCTGCACGACCTGCGCCACCTCGCCGCCACCCTCGCCCTGCTCGCGGGCCACGACATCAAGGTGGTCCAGGAGAAGCTGGGCCACTCGTCACGCCAGATCACCTCCGACACCTACACCAGCGTGCTGCCCGAGATGATGCGGGCCGAGGCCGAGTCGGTCATGGCCGTCGTCCCCCGCGACATCCCCTTCGAGGAGCGCACCGCGCTGACCATCCCCGAGACGGCTTGGCAGAACGGCGTCGCCGTCTTCTTCGCCCACGGCGCTCGGCAGTCTGGCGACACCTGGGCGGTCGGAGCACAGCCGCAACCCGGAGCAGACGTCCTCGGGGTGATCAGCCTCGCCGGCCGGGGCCAGGACGACGCCGCCAACGCGGCCGTGAGGTGGATACGGGACCACTCCACCGCCAACGAACTGGAGCTGGTCCGGGTGGAGAACTTCAACGACCAGTACCCGGAGGAGCAGCGGGCGGACTTCTCCCTCGTGCGCTTCACCGTCGCCCGGACCGAGTCACCGGACGCAGCAGAGTGGGCGTTGCCGACCGGGCTGCCCCCGGCTGCGATCCGGCCCGCTCGCAAGGCTCCGAACAGGCGACGGAAGGCCGCGTAA